GCGAGTTTGTGGCACCCGAGGCGCCACCAGTTGAATAATGAAATGGCGTTACTTATTTGCCTACACGGTTTTAATCGCAGTAGTAGTTTGGGGTTGTAGTGGTTGCACAGTTTCTAAAACGAATGTTGAGTACCAATGCTTTACAAAGGCCGCTTGTGAGTAAAACACCCGAACAACAACACGCAGGGCTAATTGTTTTCGTTGGCCGTCTAATGGCAGTTTGCTTTTCGTTTACTGTATTTGCATTTATATACGGAATTTTATTTGTAGACCAGCCTGAAAAACAGGCCCCTACTGACGCTCAGTTAATCGACCTACTTAGTACGTTGCTGGTTTTTCTTACTGGCACACTTAGCGGGCTGGTTGCGTCTAACGGTCTAAAGAGTAAGCCCGGTTCGAGTGCATCCACCGATTAAAAAACTGGTAATGCCAGCCAGTTTGGCGCACGTTAAGCCGGGTGAATTACCCGCCAGCCTGTTGGTAGATGTTAAGCCGTTTGGCAAACTGCACCCATTAGCAGCCAATGCTTATAACGCGGTTAGAGCTGCAGCGTTTGCCGCTGGCATAAAACAATTTAAGCCAACTAGCGCGGGTGACACTTACCGCAGTATTGCGTTACAGCGCCAAGGGTTTTTAGCGCGGTACCAACTGGCACCTATAGAGGGCATTAAACCTCGAGTGTACGAAAACAAAAACTATTACTTAAAGCCCGGCAACGCACCAATGGCAGTACCCGGCACGTCACGCCATAACCTCGGGCTGGCCGTAGATTTTGCCAACATGTCAGGCGAAACATTTACCTTTATGTGCGACGTAGGGCCATCGTTTGGGTGGTCACTTGAGGTAATGCCAGCCGAGCCATGGCATTGGTTTTACTGGCCCGGTGACCGAGTACCTGCAGCGGTAACCCAATACTTACAAGGCATTGCGCCAGCATCCCCCACCGCGTAACACGCGCCTACTACCGTTTTACTACCGACGAAAAGAGGTTTACCGCGCATGAACGAACTACAAACCTTTACCTATGAAGCATTTGTAGGCAAACTAGAAAACGGGCGCGAAGTATTAGTACAGATTTTTAGAAACCCTGACACCCTCGAAGTGTTAGCCAGCCAACTTGCGTTTAAGACCATTGCCGGCGGAACATGGCAAACGCCCTACCAGTTAGAAAAACTATGACCCTTGCTATTAAAGCCGCGTTTACCGCGCTATTCACCCTGACAGCTGCCGGCATTGCATACCTGTTGCCTATGCCTACAGACCCCGCATTAGACCGCCCCGTAAGCCCTACAACCGTTTACGTGGCAACCCCACCAACTACAACCACGTTGCCCCCATACGTGAACACATGCACGCAGGTAGCCGTATTAGCCCTAGCCGAGGGTTTACCTCAAGATCAGTTAGAAACAGCGCTACGGGTAGCCGTGCGCGAAAGCCGCTGTACCGAAAATGCGTTTAACGGCACCGACACTAAAGGCGGTAGTCGTGGGATTTACCAAATTAACGGGGTATGGTGCGTACCAAATGAATACTGGCCTATTGGCTGGTTGCAGGCTAAAGGCATTGTAGAAACGTGCGACGATCTATTTAACCCAACTGTGAACACTCGAGCCATGGTTGCAATATGGCGTAACAGCGGTTGGCTACCATGGAAAACAGCAAACTAAATGCACGAACAACCGTATCCCGATACATCGCTTAGCGAGGAAAGCCGACGCATGTTAGACCCGACAGCAAACGCAATGGCAAAACACCAAATGGCCGTATTTGATCTCATAGATGAAATATGCAGGCCCGCACATATTCCCTACAAACCTAGGCACGCAGACCTAATAGCCCGGCTAAAACTGTTGGCAACCGATTTAGACCTAAGCGGTGATGAGGCAGGCTGGCAGGCCATTAGCGAGGCTGTAGAGGCGTTAGGCGGCTGATATGACGTTTATTACGCTTACACCTAAACAGGTATTAAATGCGCGTGACGTGGCCTACAAAAAGGCTATGGAGTGTGAGGCTGGCAAAATGAAAAACCGTTACAACGTGCCAATAGCCAGTACCAGTTACGAGCGCCACCTAAAAGGGTGCTACGGGGAACAGGCCGTAGCTGCTTACCTTGGCGTCGAGTGGGGTTTTACCGCTTATGACCCTAAGGCCAATGACGTGGCAGGTTATGAGGTGCGCGCCACATATCATGCCAACGGGCGTTTGCTGACACATGCCGAGGATAAAAAAGGGCTATACATTTTGGCAATTATTGACCGTGACACATATACCGTAAACCTTGCCGGCTGGTCAAACCTTAAGCGCTGCAATACGGTGGGCCGTTGGGCTACTGATTTACCGCTGCCGTGCTATGCGATGCCACAAGCCGAGTTATGGCCTATGGAAATGTTGCCCGCAACTGTGTTATACGCATCTGCTATAAATAACTAACTAACCCGACTAACTGTAAAGGCACCCGACATGGCGTTTAACATTGACAATTACGTAGACGTACCAACGCGCTTAAGTGAAGCGTTAAAGCGTTACCCCGATTTACGCATACAAGAAACAGCCGCCGAGGTAGTAACCATGCCGGATGGCTCGACGTTTTACCGTTGCACAATTACCGTTTGGCGCGACGCTGCAGACCTAATCCCGAGCATTGCTACAGCTGCCGAGCCTTACCCGGGCAAAACCCCGTACACCAAAAACAGCGAATTTATGGTTGGCATGACTAGCGCGCTAGGCCGAGCCCTTGGCTACATGGGTTTTGGTATTAACAAAAGTATTGCCAGCCGTAACGAAATTGAAGCACGCCAAGACCCCGGCAAACCTAATGCACAAATAGCACCGATAAGGCGTGAAACGTCTAGCGCGCATCCTAAACAGGCCAGCCAAAAACAGGTTTACTTTATTAAGTCATTGGCTAAGGGCGCGGGGTTTGATGAAGCGGCGCTGCACGATTACATTGCTGCCACGTTGGACAGTGACGCGGTGACGCTCGAAACGCTTAACCCTGAACAGGCTACGAGGGTTATTGACGCGTTAAAGAATTTGCCAAGTAGCAAGGCTGACTAATGATTTATGCAGCGTTCAACATAATTGGCATTTGCTTGGGCATTTGGCTAACCGTTTTAGTAATGATGAGGCAGGGAAAATGACCGTACAACAACAGTTAGAACTACTTACACGCATGTTGCGTTTAATTGAGGAATTGCAAACCGAACACGCAAAATTTATAGGTAAAGACGAGGTAGATAACTATTTGCGTTGGTCTGTAAAACATTTAGCCGAGGACATTTGGGGCCGCGTGGTCATAAAGGATTACGGCACCAATGGCGATGCTTGAAGCACAGTTTAAAAATACGGTTATAGACATTGCTACCCGGTATGGGTGGATGGTTCACCATGACCTACCAGCAATGAACAGGCGCGGCAAATGGGCTACACACATACAAGGCGATAGCGGTTTCCCTGACCTTGTGCTACTCAATAGCAAGGGTGTGCTAGTTTTCGCAGAACTTAAAACAGACATAGGCAAAGTACGCAAAACACAAGAGCAATGGCTCGAGCGTTTAGACCTTGCCGGCGTCATTGTTCAAGTGTGGCGGCCTAACCAGTTGCCAGTCATAATCAGATTTCTAGCCAGCGCGTAAGCGTCTAGGACTAGCCAAGCCCTAAGCCCGTTGCACGGTAGTTGGGAACATACGGCAACGTAGGTAGTACGCCATGCCCGTAATCATGCGCGACGAAATGACCGGGCCGCTGGCGTGGCAGGCTGTAAACATAATCAGCCAAGTAGTAGTTAGTGGGTACGAGTTAGGGCAACCTCGTGGGTGGGGCTTTAGCGCATTAGGCTTTACATGGTGTAAGCATTGACATACACATAACAAACACGTACACAAAGGATTAGCCCGGCATGATGACTAACCAACCAACACCAATAGCAAGGCGCTTGCGCCGCGCTAGCACAAGCCGTAGGCGCGTGAGCAATGCCAAGTAAACAGCAAGGGCCACGCGCTCGAGGCAGCGCAGAATACAAAAAGAATAAGCGCATACTGCTAGAGGAAAACCCATTCTGTAATTGGTGTGGCATGCCAGCAAGCGAAGCCGATCACCTCATAGAAGTAGATCGATGGCCGGCTGACCAACCCGGTGTGAACTCACTAGAAAACATGGTAAGCAGCTGCAGAAAATGCAATGCAACACGTGGCAATAAGTATCGTGCAGCACGTGACGCCGGCAGAATTGCTGACGCAAACCCAATGCCAGTAAGGGTTTCAGA